AATCTTGCTAATACTGAAAACGTAGTCTTACCACAAGACTTGTACTTCGAGATAGCAGACAATACCCGAAGCGTTTTTGGGCTTTACGATTATTTGCCGTTCATTCGTACGGGCGAACTTGAACACCTACTATCCTTAATCTATAACAGCCCGACCGCTCAAAGTATCTGCAATAAAGTTGCGGCTTATACAGTTGGGGAGGGCTTTTATCTAAAAAAAGAGCGAAGCATCTTAGGCGATAAGAAATTACAAGAACTTACCGACCAAGAAAAAACGATACTTTGGCGCATCCTAAAGCGCAAAAACTCAGACGGTGACTGTCTGTTAGATGTGTGCCGTAAAGCTGCGTTTGACTTTCAAGCAACGGGCAACGAATTTGCACGGCTTGATGTGATTGGTGGCGTTACGTTCATCACACATCAGAATATAAACTTTGTGCGACCGTTTCGCTCTACCGACCTAAAAACTCGGTTCTTTGGCGTGTCTGCTGATTGGGCTATTCTGCCATTCCAAACAACAGGGCGCAACTACCAACGACAAGACAGCATCACGGCTAATATTGTGGACGTGCCGTTATATCCTACTTTTACAGTTGATTTTGACGATGTAGAAGAAAGCGAATACGGCATAGGCGCAAACGTTGCGGATTTTTACGGCTTCGATAAGTCTTCTATGCTGCACGTGAAAAGATATGCGCCGTTGATGTATCAGTGGGGACTTCCAAGTTGGACAGGTGCAAAGCATTGGGTCGAACTGGAGTATAGGATTCCCAAGTTTAACGTTTCAAGATTCAAGAACGGTCTTACATCTTCGGGCTTGCTGCAATTGTTCGGCAACTTAACCGATGATGAAAAGGACGCATATCAGAAAGCGTTCACTGAGAAGATGACAAACACGGGTAATGACTTTAAAGTTATCCTTCAGATATTAGAAGACAAAGAATTGAAGGCAAATTGGCAGCCGTTTGAGAATACCTACACGGGCTATTTTATGGAGCTTGCAAATTTGGCAAAGGAACTGATAGCGACAGGCTTTGAGATACCGTTGTCCTTAGTACAAGCAACAGCGGGGCAACTCGGAAACAATCAACAGATACGGACGGAATTTGAAACACTTTATAGAACTAAAATTTACGATATTCAGGAAGCTATCTTGTCGGGTATTGTTATGCCGTATTTGGAAACGGTTGCAGAAAACGAGGGCTTGGATTGGATAAGAGATATTGAGCTTGGATTTACTAATATCATACCTGTTTCGTTTTTGGGTGATTTGGAAGTCGAGAAATACATTACTACTGATGAAGGTCGCGAGGTATTGGGATTTTCGCAGCTCGAAGAGCCACTACCGACAGCAGAACCGACAACCGAACAGCCTACAACGGGATTAGTAAACAGATTTAGAAACCTATTTAAGCGAAAATAAATGGCACAATTCATAAAAGCAGTAGAAGTGGTAAAAGGCGGATACGTTAAAATAGCTCCGACCGATACTCAATTCGATAGCACTATATTAGCAGCGCATTGCGATAATGCCGAGCGTGAATATGTACGAAACGCGATAGGCAACACGTTTTTTGAGTATCTGAAGACACAGCGAACATCGGGAATTATTAACTATAATGCTGATTTAGGCGCAATTGTACCCGCGTTTACCAATCCCGATTTAGAAAGCTTGTTTTTGGATGGTAAACTATTCGATTTAATAGGCAACGCGGTTGTTAAAGTGGCGTTACCGTTCATTCATTTTAAGATAACAAGCTCAGGCGTTCAAGTTCCTGTCGCATCCTATGCAAATGCAGGCACGGGTAGCGATATGCGGTATTTAGGGGACAGCATGGCAAAGACTTTGACATTCTTAACCAAAGAAGTACAAGACTATCTATGCACGAATGAGGCTATTTATACGCCTTACGGCTTCGATGCGACCGAGTTCTGCTCACATTGCAAGCAAAATAACAAAATTAAACAAACTAATCTACCAATAATCTACTAATATGCCACAGTTTAGCAAATTACAAGTTTACGCAAACGGCGGAATGATAAATTTTGCCACCGAAGACGGGACTTTATTGCGTTCCGAGCCTAAAGGCAGCGTTCGCTTCTTGCCTTGGTCGGTTTCGGGCTTCACTTTTGAACATCTCGAAACAGGCGCAAATATTGGATATGTCGCAGCCTATGACGATGTACTTGACAGCACAGGCGCAACATACGGAGTAAGTCAAACAGCGGTTGCAGAGGCGTTGGGTCTTTTTTTTTTAGCTGATGGCGGTGGAGCTGCGTTCGCAAAGTATAACAAACAGTCTTGGCAAACGTTTACGCAAAGCCTACCTGCCTTTACAACAGTAGCAGCTTATGCTAATGCTCTGTTAGGCTACTATATTACAGTAGAAGAAGATACAGACATAACGCAACTACAAGCAAGAGTAAGCACAGGCGCGGTCGGTTCGGCTGTATTTGGCGTTTATTCTCTAAACGCGGTAGGCTATCCCGACGCGTTATTATTCCAAACGGCGGTTATAGATACGAACTTGGTAACGCCACAAGTGACCGTTACAGCGCAAACGCTGCCAGCAGGCAGTTATTTTGTAGCTATGAATAGCACGACAGCGGCTTGTAGCTTTGTTGCCTTGACCGCTGCGAGCGTTTACAATAGTTTTGCAGGTGTTAGCTCGGCAGTAGGAACAACAGGATACCTTAGTGGCTACTATATCGCAAACGCTTACAATGATGTAATGCCTGCAACGTTTCCCGCTGCTGCTGGATTAGTTGGGCTTGCAAGTTTTCCATTTATCACATTTAAAACAGCGGCATAATGAAAAGCTTTCAAATAACCTTTGGTAATTGGGCTACAATTATACAAGCAGCAAATAAAACCGATGCTCAAGCGTGGGCGGACGCTTACAGACCAGGCGAACCAAACACAGTTATAGAAGTTCCGACAGTAGCCAAAACCGAAGCCGAAAAGCTCGAAGCTCGACAGCTATTCGGGAAAGGGCTGCTGAATCAGTACCTACTTGATAACGATGCAATAGCGGCGGCTCGTGGCTATCCTTTAACCGTTACCGAAAGTAACCAACAAGCGGCAAAGTTTCAGTCCGTTATGGGTGTTTTACCGCTTGGTAGCCTACGACAAGCCTTAGCAATAATCGAAGCAACGGCAATAGATGCAATATTCACTCAGGAGCGCAAAGATGCGTATGTAGATGCGCTAAATGAATTTATAGACTCGCAGTAATGGGAATAATACTTTTTATCGTTGCGGTGGCAATGGCATTAGTTTTGTATCCTTTGGGTTTAGCCTATGCCATTATTAAGCTCATTTTTTGCTACGTGTCCGCACTACTCAAAACGCTTGCAATCTCAATAGACCGCGCAGGTAACGTCGTTTGTGCTGAGCTATTTAATGATACGCTAATCAAAAAAGGCGGTCACAGGTTCGGCAATCCAAACGAAACGGTTTCGCGGGTCTTAGGAATGAATAAGAAGACAAGAACACTTACCAAAACAGGAACGCTTATAGCTAATTTTTTAAATTGGCTTGATGACAACCACGTCGAAGAATCAACTGAAACATAAACCAAAATGGGGCTAATAATAACAATCGCGATTTCTGTCGCTGCGTGGCTTATTGGCCTCATCTATTATATAGTTACGGACTATATAGAGAGCCGATACACAAACAAATGGTATCAAGAATTTAAAAAATTGAGTGCCGAAAATCAGGAAATAAAACACGAACTACAAAAATATAAATGGAAGTATGGCAATCTCGAATAAGAAAAGACGATTTTTAGCTTTTAGCCTGTTGCACTTCTTTACTACTGCGCTGTTCCTTATGCTGATAGCACCTGTACGAGAAGACCAAAAGATTTACGCTAATTGGCCGATAAAAAAAGAAGAACCTAAGAAATGATAGTATCAAAAACGCTTAAAGTTTACGAGAAAGGCGAAATGCTGATTTTCTACGATACAACCGTAGGACTTATGCAGTCTGTTCCGAAGGGTGCAGCTCGCGTGTTTCCGTTCCAATCGCCTGACGTTGGTTTTCGGTTCGTGGATATTCGCAGCAATAACACGATAGCTCAGATAGCAGACTACGCTCAGGTATTAGACGAGGCAGGCGTGGCTTGGGGTGCGACTTATATTGATACTTTGGAAGCGTTGTGTATTTTTTTTTCTAATGGTGTAACGATTACGGGAACGGTTGATGTGAATGTAGTTAGTCCGTTGCCGTTGGACGTAAATGTTACAGGCGGCACGCTAAGCCCCTCAGATGAAGGCATAGTAGATACGGGCAACAGCACAAGCGCGGCACTTTTGGCGGCTGCTACATTTACAGGCGTTGCAATTGATGTGGTAAAATATCCGTCGGTTGTTGTTTCAGTTTTAACCGACAAAGAAGGCACATTGCAGGTTCAATTTTCACCCGATGGTGTAAACTGGGATTCTAATCTATCGTTTCTAGTTGCTGCAAATACAAACGAGGTACACCGTGTTACTGTTACGCGCCAATATTTTAGGGTTGTTTTTGTAAACGGTGCCGCAAATCAGGGATTTTTAAGGCTACAAACGCTATTAGGAAGGCAACAAACGCTAACAAGCGCGTTAAATTCGACAATACAGCAAGATGCCGATGCGCAGGTGGTGCGACCGTTAGATTTTAATTTAATGGTTGCGGAAAATCTATACCAAAACCGAAATGCAACGACTAAAGAGGGTGTAAATTTTGACATAGATACGGGTAGCACTCCTGAAGACCTTTGGGATTTTGGCGGAACTTATACGGGATTCCCTGCTGCGGCTGGTGCCGCCGAGATAAACGTGCCAGGTGCGGATACAGGTACTATATTTTATTCCTACATGGGTAGCGCAACAGATACTAATTATACATTTGGTTCTAAAGCAATTGCAGGCGCAGGCAACTATGCTTTAGGGCATAACATTTACAGGTGCAATTTCTGTTATTTTGTAGCTGCCGATGGTGTCAGTCTTAATGTTTCGCAAATAAATATTAGGCTCGTTGCTACACCTGCAACTGTTTTTGTATCTATTCCCATCGGTTTTTCGCAAAGCTACTGCGCAGCCTATACAGTACCTTTTGGAGCTACTGCATACATAGACCGCATTACAGCAAATTTAAGATTTAATACAGCTGGTTTTTGCGATGGCGTTTTTTGGTATAGACCAATTGGCGAAAGCCCTCGATATCGCTTTATTCATGAGTATAGCTCTGCGGGGCTGTATTTTGATGATATAGATTATCTTATTGCAATCCCTGCATTAACTGATTTTATACCGCGTGTGACTTTTGCATCTGCTAATAACTTAGTATATTGGATGGGACGTGATAATTTCTATGTATATTCTGGTAAGGTTGACGCACTTCCATGTACGTTGAAGCAATTTGTTTTTGATGATATTAACCGCGATCAATCAGACCTATTCTTTGCGGGGGTTAATCAAGAGTTTAACGAGATTATTTGGGCTTACTGCTCCGGCTCCGCTAACGAGATTGATAGATATGTAGTGTTTAATTATGATGAAAGTATATGGTATTACGGGAGCTTATCTAGGACTTCTTGGGCCGCTGCTAGTGGGGGTAATCCATTTCCCGTAGCAACAGCTAATGGGTGGGTTTATTCGCATGAGAATGGTAATGATGATGGTCAACCTAACGGAGAACCACCCGTTGCTATAAATGCGTATATCCAAAGCGCTGATATGGATGTGGACGCGGGAGACAAGCTAGTACTTACTAAAAGAATCATTCCAGATATTAACTTTACTAACTCAGATTATACTAACAGCGTGACTTCGGAACCTTTAACTCCATCAGTAACTATTACGCTTTCTATGAGAGACTTCCCC